CTCGTAATCAAATTGATGGGTTAGTAAAGGAGATGGACGAAATGAAAGAGGAAATAAAATTATTAAGACAATGAAAAAGCAAATAGATATTTCTACTTTTATGTACGTTATTATTTTAATAATAATATATTTCTTAGGAACAGCTTTTAGTTTTTCTCAAGAATTTGCTACAACTAATAATTTTAAAAACAAAATAGCTAAAGATATTGTAGCTATAGAATTTTGGGCTGAATGGAATAAAATGAATCAATTTAACGAATTAAATAAATTAAAAGACTGCAATGTATACCGTGTGGATATTATGTCATCTATGGACATACAAACAGATTATAATGTTACGGCTATACCAACGGTTATTATATTTGACAATGGTGTTGAAAAGGTTCGCTTCAACCCTAACGTAATGTTTCAATTAGAAGCAGATAAAAAAATAATACAACATACAGTTGATACGATAACACTTAATAAATTTCAATAATTATGGCTTATAAAATGCAAGGTTGGTCTGCTGGAAAAGGACTACCAAAAACAAAAGGAATTAATACTGATCCACCATCATTAAATACTAAATCAGATTCAATTAACGCCGCAACTTTTCAAACACTTAATGTAAATCAATTACCAAGAGATTTTCCGCAGAATTTATATAATAAATTAGAAAAAGCAAGTAATAAAGTTGGGACGTTGACAGATGAGGAAATTTCAAAACTAACTGAAAAAGTAAAAAAGGATATAAGCGAAGGAAAAAATCCATTCAAAAAAAATGGTACTCAAGATAAAAAAGTTCCTGCTATACCAACTAAAGAAGAAGGTTCTGATGCTTGGAGAGCTAATTTTTTAAAAAGACATAAAGTAACTAACGATCAAGTTAATAATGAAATATATAAAATTGGAGGAGGAGAAGATGATGTTGATTTTGATGATTGGAAACGCGTTGTACTAAGTCTTAGTAAAAACAAAAAAGCACATCAAGCAGATTGGGAACCAGAATTCATGGGAGGAGATGAATAATAAAAAAAGGGAGCAATTAAGCTCCCTTTATTTTTACATACTGTTTTTAGTTTCTTGAACTTGAACCCTGACATCTTGTGCCATTGATTTTATTAATTGCATGCTCTTCCTGACCCTAGTTCCAGCGGATTTATTACCACCCATAAACTTTTCGATCTCTTCGTGAGCACTGTGCATTTCATCTTGCATTTCATCTAATAATTCTTCTAAATTCATATTTTACATTTTATTTAATTAAACAACTTCACAGTTACCACCAGCGCAAGCTAACTCGCCTGATAGATCTGTGTTATCATCTGTCTCTGTTACTTTCGTTAAATCGACATCAGATAATACTTTGGACATTTCTTTATATTTAGACTCGTCAATGTCCTCAAACGGAGCCTGTGTATATGTACCGCCGTCGTATGGCAATACTGATAACCCATTGTAATATTCTCTATTACTCCACATCCACTCACCTGCTTTTT